GCGATTTCGGAACTGTTCTGGGACAAGCATCAGAGGGATATGCTCAGAGGACGGTAGGCGGCATTCTAGAGGGTAGTTTTTCAGATTGTTCGACCAAAATTCTTCCCCGGGGAAAATTTCTGGGAAAAACTAGAGTCGTTGTAGGAGAGAAGGACAAAGGCCTAGAATCCGAGCAAGATTTGTGGTCTTGCCCGGATCCGGGGCCTGGATGTCCTAGGGTGGGGTCCTAGAGCTTGGGCTAGAGGGCCGTTCGCTTGATGTACATGATCGCCTTCGACGTCACGACTCCTAGTCGTTCGAAGTTGAGGATCAGCACGATGCCGGCGAGGGACCCCAACGCAGACACGACCGTGTTCCAGTCGAGGGGCTTGGACCGATTGCTCGTCTTCAGCGCCTCCAACTTTTCCAGGGATCGCATCAGGTTGGGGTACTCGTCCGACTCCGGGCCGACCTTCCGCATCTTCACGATGACGGGGTCGATGAGGTCGTCGATGTTCGGCACATCACCGAACAGCCGCTTCAATCGCTTGAGCAGCATGGGGTCTCCTTCTGTTGGGGTATCCATTAGAGGAGATGTATCTGCTGCGAACCCGGCGCTAGTCGGGTTTTGCCACCCTCAGCACGATGTGCGTCTTGCCGGCGATGTCCTCAGGTGACGTGACCAGGCCGGCGTGGGCCTCGAGCGAACCGTCTTCCCCTGGGGCGAGGACGGCAACGCCGTCGAACACCTCGTCGCTCTTGAAGTACTTCCTCGAGCTGATCCCGAGGATCACGTTCAGGAACGTGCAGAGGAGAGCGATGCTGCCAACGACCTCCTGCGAGTTCGGGAAGTTCCACAAGAGGGCGAGCCCTGCGTAGAATGCCCCGAGGGCCGGTAGGACGATCTGGATGAGCCACTTGATGTAGTCGTACACCTTGGTGGGCAGGATCATGAGAAACCAGCTCCTTCTTCCTCGTCTGCGAGGAGTGACAGAGTCGGGTAGCTGAGCAGGCCGTTATCGTCTTCGATCTCGACGTGCTCTGTCACCCGCATCTTCGACTCGGTGTTGAATTCTCCGGTGACAGATACAACGTCGCCTACGTTGTACTGCTTCCGGAATATGGGGCGTTGTCCGTTCTGGTTTACTTGCGCCGACACCAGAGTGACGTTGTTCTGCTTTGCCAGTGCCTCCTGCCCCCGGATCTTCATTGCTGCGATCAGGAGAGTTCTGGCGGCACCCGAAGGAACTGTTTCTTGAGCTTGGTCGATGTCGCTTGCGTCAACCTTCATCACCCGTCGATCGATGCCGGTCTTCGATGTGTCGACGAATGTCTGGAGCCACTTACCCACGACGAAAGCTGCGTTCTTCAGCTTTCGATTGCTCCACAGGTAGTCAGCATTCGAGACATCACCGGCCGCCCATGAGAACACGACGGTTTTCGACAGGTCGGTGCCCCGGTGAATGTAGAAGGTTGTATCGATCATCCCGTCTCTGGGGCGCTTGACCTTGATCCCCAGCTTGTCCACATCGAGGATCTTGATGACCTCTCCGTAGACCGACTCTCGAGCGATCGTGCGCTTCTCCCTTGTACCTGGCTTTGAGCCCGTGATGGCTGTCGCAACCCGGAAGTATGGGATGGCGCTCTTGTGGTCGTGTTCGATCTTGCTTGCGATGATGTGGTTCTCGATGAGAATCTTGGCTTGATCCCACGTGTTCCAGTTGTTGATGGCGTAGTCCACCGGCTCCCCGACCGTCGGGTAGACGATGTCACTGCCAACAACCCTGTTTTCGAGGATCGGAGCTTCGATGCTGCGACCGGTGATGGTCACAACCGGATCCGAGACTCCATCGTCTTTGATCTGATGGGTTTCCACCATCATGATCTCATCCGTGTCCGTGTGCGAGATGAACGAGCCAATGGGCATCTGGCCCCGGATCCCGGAGTAGGCGTCCCCAACGACCGTGAACTCCCCGGCGTCACGATACCGCTCGATCCAAGTGGTGGTCGTCCTCGGAAGGATGAACTCACCGTCCTGCATCTTGGTTGGGTTGGCTGGATTCCTGAATCGGAACAGGTCCATCAGATCCCCCAGTACGTCCGGTAGTGGGAGACGGACTCCCACGTGACGGAGTAGAACGGGCACCGAAAGCGGTTTGTTCCGGGGAATATGAGCGGCCAGATCGACCCGCTCTTCACCTTGTCCGCCAGCCTGGTCACGCCGCCTGACCTCTCGAGGTAGAGCTCGAGGCCCGAGGCCTCATTCGAGAGGGTGAGATTGTCTCCCATTTTGAAGGCGTAGTTGATCTCGAGGCTCCAGTCGGCCGGCTGGCCTTCCGAAGGCTCGGTCCCTGTGATGACCAGGTTATTGTGGTCTCCGGTGAACTTGATCTTGGCCCGGAGCCCGTGCTGTGCCGTGGAGAGCTCATCGACGACGGTGATGTCGTTGCCTCCGAACGGTCCGAGGGCCGTTCGGGAGAGACTCCGAAGCATTGGGTACTCGGTGTTGAAGGTCATCTCGATCTCGGGCTTCTCGGTGAAGAGCCCGGCTTTGAACTTGATGACGTTGCCGTTGATGTACGCAACGGGAGTTGCGCCGGTGAGGAATCGGATCTCGATGATGCCGGTCCTTGAGGCGTTGATCGCTCGGTACAGGCGATCCCGGAGGGCCGAGTACGAGTTCTCGTTCTCGCTTCCGGCGTACCGGGGGTTCAGACCCATCAGGAACACCGGCTGGCGCTTGAGTAGCGTCGGCCGATAGTACCTGGTGCCCGAACCCCCGGTGCCGTAGTAGCGAGAGGTGATGTCGTCCGCATCGAGGCCTTGGATGCCCTTGACCTGATACGGGTTCTTGCTACTTGGGTCCCGAAAGCTCAGCTTGAAGACTTCGGTGGACCCAGCTGGGCGCAGTTCAACGCTTGTGATCTTCATGCGCTTTCCAGATCCTCCCTCTCCATTGCGAACTGGCTCTTGGTGTTCCTGTAAATGTCGTTCGCTGACAGCGCCTCTGGCGAATGGTTGTTCTGGATGAAGGTCTTGTTGATGACCGTCCCGCCAGTACCATCCTCAGAACCGTTGCCCCGAACGTCTTCCGTGCTCGAGATGAGCTTCGCTGCGCCCAGGGAGACCGACGGGTTGATCGTGTCGACCAGACCGTTGATCTTGCGGGCGTCCGACGTGACCTGCGTGAGGTCCAAGACGGGCGCGATGACCGGGTTCATTTCGTCCATGCCGTTAAGCACATCGGGGACGCCGGCGAGGGCGTCCTGGAACTTTGCAGTGATACGATCGCCCAGGTTAGTGACGGACGCAAGGGGCGCTCCTGCGTGATCGTCAATGCCCTTGGCCATGCCAAGTGGGATCCACTTAGCCACCTCCATCATCACCCTCGAGGGTGAATTGATGCCGAGCATCTTCTTTGCCCAGTCTGGGATTGCATCAGCAAGAGCTTTCACAGCGGACTTGACCCGACTCATTGCGTCGTTACCGATCAAACCGGTCGCGATTCCTGAAACCAGGTGCCACGCGATCGACCGACCCTTTGCCGCGATCTGCTCGGTGTACGTCTGGACAGCGCCATCGATCGCATCGAGAAGGTCGAGCATGAAATCGCCCGCTGCCGTAGCAAATGTTTCAACGTTGGTGGCAAGTCCACTGATGAACTTGAGAATCACGGCGACACCCTTGTCGATCACTGGCTGCATGTTCTCTTCCACTCCCGTGAGGAAGTCGATGATCAAATCGGATCCGGCCTTCGTGATCGCTGCCATGTTTGAGCCCAACCCCTGCAGGATCATGACGATGGCGTTTGACGCCGCATTCACGATCATGAGCGAGTTTAGGGCAATGCCGTTGATGAAGGCAACGATCAGGTTGGCGCCGGCCAGTGTAAGCGCCGGCATCTGAAGCGTGATGGCATTCATGAAGTTCGTGATCAACAACACCGCAGAGTTGACCATCGGGAGCACGTTGTTGGCGATCCCGAGGATGAACTGCGCCATCAGGGTCGCCGCAACCTCGCCGAACTCCAACGCATGCGCTGTGAGCTCGAGAAGGAACGACGTGATCAGCGTGAACGCTGCGTTCATGATCCCCGGAGTGCTGTCAATCACCATCTGGATTACTCCATCAAGCAACATCTGCAACGTCTCGAACACCATCGGAGAGACCTCCTGGATCTTCACGAGAAGAGCCATGAAAGCGTTACCGAACGAGTCGAGCACTTCCGGGAAACGGTCCGCCAGCTGAATCGCCATGTCGATGATCGAATCCACGAACGCTCGGACCAGCTCTGGAGCTAGCCCAACCAACCGCTTCAGCATCTCGATGAAGGTGTCCATCCCCTTCGACCCGTTCTCGGCGAAGATCCGCAGAGCCTCGGCCGCCAGATATGCACCAACACCAATCAGCGCAAAGCCTGCTCCAACGAGCAGCAATGTGGTACCCAGGGCCTCCATTGCCGGGATGGCAATCTCTCCGGTAGCCGTGATGGCCACCACGAAGATCCCAAGAATTGCAATGAGTGCGGTGATCGCAGCCAGACCGGCAAAGATCTGACCAACGCTCAACTCACCGATGATCGTCATCGCCTGCGCCAGAATCAGAATGCCTCCGGCAACTGCCACCATGGCAATCGCTCCAGGCATAGCAGTTTCCATCGAGTTGGTCGCAAGGACCAACATGAACATGAGCGCACCGATGGCTAGGACACCGTTCTTGATGGCCTCGTAGTCCAACTTGCCGATCATCCTGGTTGCTTCCGCCAAGATGAGGATGCTCCCTGCCGCAGCCACCATGGCGGTTGCGCCAGGAAGAGCCTGGTCCATCTGATTTGCTGCAACCACCAGGACCGCAGCAAGGACTCCGATAGCCACAACACCTTGGAAGATGTCTGCGGCACTCATCTCGCCGATGAGCTTCACAGCAATCGCCATGACAGCGATCGATGCTCCGATGGCGAGGAATGTGGTCGCAACCCCTGCGAGTTGTGCCTTGTCCGGCATCTTGTTGACCGCGATCACAAGACCAGCCATCAGCACGCCGACGGCGCCGAGCCCACTGAGCATGTCATCCCAGCTCAGATCGGCCATCATCTTCACGGCAGTAGCCAACAGGATGATCGCAATACCAAGACCCAGGAACGCTGCGCCGATGGCGAGCATCCCCTTGGTGTCACTGCTCATCTTGTCCATCAGCTTCATCGTGCCCGCAAGCTCGGTGAAGCCGATGGCGATTGCCGCCAGAGCCATCTTCAACTTGTCGGGGTCAACGAACGTGAGGATGAGAACCGCCGCCACCAGAATTGCGATGGCGATGGCCAGTTCCTTCAAGGCCTCAGCCTTGAGCTTCTTCTGGAGACCCTGAAGAGCTCCGCCGAGCTCATCGAAGGTCCCACTCATGCTCTCGATCAGTCCACCCATGTCCTTTCGGAAATCGCTGAGCACCTTCACGAACCCGATGAGAGCAGCGACTCCGCCGCCCTGGATCACCTGATTCCAGTCGATGTCTCCAGATGCTTCGCCAAGGACGTCCTTGGCTTCGTTGAACCACTCCTTCAGCTTTCCGCCCATGTCGCTGAAGACCTGCTTGATCGAATCCCACGCACTCCGGATGCCTTCGGCGATGCCCTGAGGAATCGACTTGGCAGCCTCGATGAAGACTCGAGAGGGCGAATGGGCGTCGATGGCGGTCATGAAGCTCTCCTTGAGCTTGTGACCCACATCCTTGAGCATCCCGAGCCAGTCAGCATCTTCGATGGACTTCTTGATCCCGTCGAAGATGGCCTTTCCGCCATCACCGAACTCCTTGATCTTGTCCCAAGCAAGCCCAAACGCCTTACCGATCTGGGCGATGAAGCCACCGATACCTGACGCCTGAACCTCGGCGAACGGATTCGAGAACCCGCCCATGAACGCCGACTTGATCTTCCCAAGGATCTCATGCAGCTTGAAGAAGAACACCAGAATCGGTGAGTCTTCTTGCCAGGGACCCTTCGCCACATCGTTGTTGAGCAGTGCTTCCTTGATCTGGCGGAATGCACCTGGGATGTCCTTCAGCCCCTGGGCGAACGCCTTCACCAGGTCATCAGCCGATCGCAGCTTGTCTGCAAACAGGTTGATGTAGTACACGGTGTAGATCATGCCACGAGTGATCTTGTCGAGGAACGCTGCCATCGTGTCCGCAGCACCCTTGCCCTGCTTGGCGGTTGTGCCAAACAGTTCTCGGAGCACTCCAATCACGACCTTCAACGCACCACCAACGAGAATCCCAGCGACCTTACCGACGGCAATGAACACCTGGACGAGTCCCTTGAAGGGACCCAACACGTGGTGGATTGCCCCTTGGAGTGCGGCGAAGAAATTCTTCAGCCGACCGCCCTCGGACAGGAACTTCGACACGTTGGCGATCACATCACCGATGCTGGCGATGAAGGGCATGATGCCGATGCTTGTTGCTCCACCGAACGCATCACGGAAGACCGAGACAACGAGCTTCCCCACCTGCCAGATGATCGACGCTCCTATTTTGACCAGAGCGAAGAAACCTCGGAAGATGCTGGCCACGGTCGAGACTGTGCTCTGCGATGCCATCAAACCCTTGGTGAAGTCCCTGAACTTCGTGGTCAGATCAATCAGACCCTTGGCCGTTTCCCGAGGGAAGATGGACCGGAAGGCCAGACGAATCGGGTCCACGATGTGGATCAGGGCCTGCCACGAGTTCTTCAGGCCGTCGATGAGCGCCGTGCGTCCACCGAAAGCCTTCCAACCTGCGAGCAGATCATTCCTTGCCTTGGCGCTGTTTCCGACGATGCCGGAGATGGCGTTGTTGATCCCGGTGAACAGTTCGGTACCTTCGTCGAATCCACCGATGATGTTGCGGAAGGTCTCAGACCATCCGGAGCCGATCGACTCCTTGACCGTGCTGAGGAGCTGGGTGAGGGTGCGCACCTTGGTGGCGGCATCCTCGGCGATCCCCTGCTGACGCTGGTACCACTTGACCTGGGCATCGGTGAGGCCGAGCGTCTTCATCTCGGCTTCCGACATGTCGCCGGCCATGATCTTGAGGTAGTTGGACATGACGTCCGCCTTGAGCCACCCCTTCTCCAGAGACCCGTTGAAGTTCTCCTGGATCTCCTTTGCGCTGGTACCAGCAGAGCTGATCGTCCCCATCGAATCTGCCAGTTCGACGAGACCCTGCTGCATGTTCTTGTTGCCCATGCCTGCGTTCTGGAGGGACTTCCAGTCCATCAGCGTGACCTTGCCCGCTGACAGAGCCTGGGACAACTGGTAGGCCGCACCAGCGGCTTGCTCTGCGTTGGTACCCGAGGCCGCAGCAGCGTTCGAGAAGCCCTTGATCATCGACGTTGCGTCTCCGATCCGGATCCCCGCATTGGTGAAGAGGCCGATGTTCTTGACCATGTCACCGAAGTTGTAGATGGTCTTGTCCGAGTACTCGTTCAAATCGTCGAGGTTGGCAGTGACCTCCGGGAGCTTCGTCCCAAACCGGTCTGTGTTTGCCAGGATCGTCTGGATCGAGCCCATGTTGGTCTCGAACTCCTGAAACCCGGCCTTCATCGGCTCAAGCGTGAACGACGAAGCGAGACTGCCGGCCATCTGGACGGCCTTCGCTCCGATGGCGTACATCGCAGCGCCAGCAGCTGCGGCGAATGCGATGAACTTGGCACTCGCCATGCTGGCGCTTTCCCCCGCTGGGGTCATGTCGATGTCGTCCGCTGCCGCCTGGACATCACCAAGCGCTGTGGTAACCGGAATCGCTGTGGAGCTCGCCTTGGCGCTGAAGTCCTGCATGGCCTTGACGGTTGGCGTCATGTCGACGAGCGGCTTGTCGCCCGTGTCCTTGCGGAACCCCGTGAGCTTTGCCTTCAGGGAGTCGAGAGCACCGAGGGTCGGCTTGACATCAGCCATTGCCGACGCAGTCGAGAGCCCCTTCAGGCTCTTCTGCATCGCCTCGAGTGCCTTGATCGTGTCGGCTGCCGCCGCCTTGAACTTCTCGTTCTTGAACGTCAGTGAGACGATCTTGTCCTCGACATCCTTGCTCACGAGGTTACCTCCTTCCACAGTTGTTGGGCGATCTGATCGAATATGGGCCGCATAGCCGGGTTGATGAAGTCACGTCCCTCGACGTATCCACCGGTACCGGTGCCGTGCCCATACTGCACAAGGATGGCGACGTTCTCGCCGTGCGGAGCATCGGTGTTGAACCACTCGATGCTCACGCTACCTCGGTTCTGGACAATCCGGTAAGCCCAGCTTGCACCCATCTTCCCCGTGTCTTTCGGGGACGCTTGCTGTAGCGCTCGCACGCCCATCTGTCCGAAACGATCGAGGTTCTTGCCCCCGCCTTCTCGTGAGGCCTTCTGCAAGAACCGGATCGTCCC